AAAGTTTCAATAGGATCAAACTCCATTATTGCGCCTCATCAATGTGATTATAGAATAGGATTATGTTGCTTCTTTCACCATCAAGGACTTCATTTACTGAGTGTGGGTGGTTTTCGTCACCTTTAAAATAGATTAATGTTCCTGCTGTCGGCTTATAAGAAACACTGTCCTTTTTGGAGCCAGAGTTATCGTTATAAAATACTATTTCACCGCCTTCATAATCATCTGTCAGGTAAAGCAAAGCTGAGTAGTAGGTGTTGGTGTATCCTTCAACTCCGCCATATGCGTCAGTATGCCAACCAAGACTTTCTCCCTTTTGAAGGATCTGATAGTTCATTCTATCTAACTCTATTTGATTGTTTTTAAATCCAAATTGATTTGATATAGAATTTTCTATTCTATTAATTAGATCTTGAACGACATAGCTTTCTTCGGTGCCCTCTTCGTTAAGCCTTATTGGCTTTAGGTAAACGTTTAATAGTCCTCTTGGATTCATCTCTGATCTAGACTTTAAGTATGCGTTTAAATACTTAGCTGTTTGAGGCGAAATAAAGTTTTCTAAAACATTGGGCTGTGACATTAGACGGCAACACCAAGCAAAGACTTAATAAATGGCTCAAAAGTATCAGATGTTTCATCTGGTGATAAGCCCGTTATCCTTCCAAGCCTGCCAACTACAAATTTATCAAAGTTCCACGGAACCTCTCTATCAGCTGCTTCTGTCAAAAGCTTATAGATTGGATGAGCATTTTCTCCTCTAACATCCACTTTCTCTGACATCAAAAAGGTTACATTGTAGTTTGTAGTACAAAAATCTTTAATCTCTTCGTTAGTTCCTGGCTCTTGGCTATTAAATTGATTACACGGGAAACCGATGATAACCAATCCTTCATCCTTGTACTTTTCATGTAGCCTCTGCAGGTCTTCGTATTGTTTTGTAAAGCCACACTTACTTGCAGTGTTAACTATAAGTAGCACCTTACCTTTAAAGCTTTCCATTTTTACGATATTGTTATCTATATCTGTAAAACTAAGATCATACAATGACATTTTTTTATCCTTTATCTCGTGGTACTGTATATGGTAATCTCTTAGTTGGTAAGAGACTGCACAATAACAAATTGGGCAATTTGTTATCCATTCCGATTTGTCTGACCAGCCTTTAGTCATTAGCTTCAGGTGAAGGAATCGGACCTTCATTGTTGGTTTCGGAAACCACTCTACGACCATTATAGGAACCTGAACTGTCTTTGGGGACAATTCGCTTAATTTCATATAAACAGTCTGGGCATTCGCCCTTGTACAACCATTTACCTGAATCTAAGACAACCATCTCGGTTAGCCTTCCGTCTACGTTTTTATTACAAATAACGCAGAAAGCACTCAGCCTTACTGTCAATGAGCATCCGCTTCACGAAGCCATTGATCTTCCCATAATCCGATCAAAGATTTGTTTCCAATATCATCAAAGTAATAACGCTTGGCGTTACTATTATATGTCCAACCATACCACATATCGCCTTCAGACCATGTTAGATTAGTTGGACCTTCTTTTTCGTATTCCCACAAAGATCTATCTACAGATTGATATAATCTTACTTCATCAAACACTGCTTTGCGAAGTGGATCCCACCTAAATATTCTATTAACTAACCAATCAATCATTCTTATTCCATTTCTCCCAATACGCAACTCCGTCTTTATCACGGTCATTCCATTCTTCCCCGCTCATGTCAATATCTTTTAACATATCTTCTATGACCAGTTTAAGACGCATAGACCTATCTAAACCATCATTCATCTTGGACATCTGGATCCTTTTCCCACGTAAGTTTTCCATCTTTGTAAACTGGCCAATACCCTAACGAACGCCAGTCCATCTTCATTATTTTAGGCTCTCTCATTAGAGATAATTCTCATCTGCTCCATAATTAATGCTTGCTTTCTTTCAAATGCACTAGATTGAGGCTTGGAGGCCAGCCTTTTTAAATTTTTCTTTTGGCGCTTTATTCCAGCCTGGGACTTTGCTACATTATTTTTTTTCATATAGCTAGTATACTATATTAATTCAGGCCAGTCAATACTAGCTTGAGTAGTAATTTGTTGCGTGTTTTTTACAAACACTTATTATTGTAGCCCCTACCTGATCCCAATATAAACTTGGCTTATCACAGTAGTAGCACTTATCATTATCTGAACTCATATCTACCCCCTGCTATCTAATCTATTATACTACATCCACAGTTTATCGTATGAATCGTATGCTCTTTCATAAACATATGTTTGGGTCATATATCTTTTTCCAGAACTCATTTCAAGAACTGAATGTATCTTTTCGCTTGGGAATATTATAATAGACCCAGCCTTTGGCTTAATGCATATACCATCGTTTGGGAAATCTATCTCCCCGCCGATATAGTCGTCATTTAAATAGAATAAAATGGTTAGAGTTGGTCGGACGGGATTGCCGTTGTCCTGCACGTAGCTATATGCGTCGTTGTGTGGTGCTAACTTAGTTCCAGGGTTATACTCTCTAAATAACCACTTGCCGCTGTCTATGTTTTCTATTGGTAGGCTGTTAGAGTACTCGATCAGACACTTTTGATATAAATCAAGAATTACTGGGTACAATCTTTCTTCTGGCCATACGCTAGTAGATCTACCTTTAATTGTGTAATCTTCAATACCTGGTCCTGACCCACCTTTATTGGTGTACTCAACCCAGTTATCTTTTAACAAAACCTCTTCAAGAATTTTTGCTGGATCTTCTACAACACCCTGCCATTCCCAAATTAAATTATCTCTTTTAATTAAATTAATCATCTTGACCCTTCACTGCAAACATTGTCTCGCATTTAGTGCAGACATCGTAGTCTATTCTTGTAAATGGACAAAACCCAGCATGCTGAATCTTATGTCCAAACATCTTGCATAGCAATTTCTTTATCATATAGTTCTGTCCTTTAGTCTAAGCCATCTTCCATACTTGTTTGGAACATCTGCCCCAATGTACTCTTGGCCAGTCTCTAAGTCTATCAGCAACCATTTTCCTGGTGCTTTTGTATGTATTGTTAGGTCTACAGCTTTTGGAAACTCTTCTACTTCCGCCCCTTGATACATTTTAGGCAGAAAACTATATGCGTTATTTAAAAGTCTTCTCATTATACTATTATACTATAGAGCTTTCTTCTATTCTATCCACTGCATCATCAATTGTTGGTGAGTGTTCTTTTGTGCAACTGCCGCACTCTCTACACATTTCTTCCCCATTTAACCTTATTCCAACCACGTTCATGGAAATAATAAAGTATTGTTTTTGTAAATACTTCAAAGCTGGCTATTGCGCCTGCTGTTACTGGCTCTTTAGTTATTGCCCAAGATATTACAAATGTGTCTGCTGTTCCAATAATTCGCCAAGTAATTGCTTTTAATGCAGACCTTTGTTTGGTCACCTTCATGATGGCCACTCAATATTATTGTCTTTTGTTACAAGATTCCAAATTTTAGATGCCCATTTCTTTACGCTTTTGCGTAGCACTGATCGCTTCAATTTCTGCTCCTAACGAGACTTGCTCAATCTTATATCCAACATCTCTTCCATATACAATGTTAGTAATGTTTGGCATCTTAATTACCATTGCTTTATCCATTACTGGATCCTGTGCAATATATCCCTTTACCTGATCAAAATCCAAAGGGTCTTTTGCGCTAGTATTATATGTATTCCTTACCCCAAGCATTACTTGCTCTGTTCTATTTACCGCTTCTTCATACAAAGCATGGTGCCCTTCATGCCAAGGTTGATATCTCCCTAGCATTAGTGTTGTTGGTTGTCTCCAGTCGTGTAATTGAAAATCAACGCAGGCTATTCTAGCTGCAACATCATATTCTGTCATGTCGTCAAAGGTTAAGTCTGGGTTTGCTGGTGTTTCCCACATAGCAGTTGTGTCTGGGAAATCTCTAACTGGATTTCTGTTCATCCAAACCACTTTGTCTGGGTTTCCAAATGATGCTCTTGTCTCTGCTGTTGGATTAATGAAATCAACAACTACATTATGCCCTTGTTTTGCCAATAATCTTGACAATGCGCCCATTCTACGAGCCTGCTCAATTCTGTCTTCTGCAGTGAATCCAAGATCCTTGTTTAGCTCTGCTCTTACTTCATCGGCATTTAAATGTATTCCATTAATTCTGTCCGCTAACTCTTTTGCAAATGTTGACTTACCAGATCCTGGCAGACCAATTACTTGAATAATCATTTTACTTCTCTCTGTTTATAAATAACACACCCTACATAAGTATTATACTATATGTAGGGCATGCTAGCAATGACTTGCTATACTTTTTTTCTGCCTGATTTTTTAGGCGGCTTTGGAATTAAACTTGTTTCTCTTCTTATTCCGTGCTTATTGGTATCAATTTTTACACCTTGTCTTGGATACCTTTTAGGTGTTTCTCTACTTGTAACGGCTCCTGCTGAAGCTCCTGCATTTGGTGCTGGTGTCGTACTCGTGCCGTCTTCTTTTTTAAAACTATTAGTCATTGGTTAAGCCTGACTCACCATCTCTAGATACATCTGTAATTGTGACTGGGGTGGCGCCTTGGGTGCTACCCAATGATTCGCATCCACATTCAATACACATTATACGCCTCGATTTGCCCAGGCGTTAGCCCAGTAATCTGTTGCGTCTGCAACTGGTGCTGACTTTGCTTCTGCTTTTGGCTCTGCTTTTACTTCTTCTTTAACTTCAACAACTGGTGTTGTATCAATATCTTTTGTGTTATCTGACATTATTACTTACCGTTCTGTCCGAGGCCTGCGCCATCTTGTGTTGACTTATCTGTTGCTGCAAAAGCTGCTGCTGGTGCCTGTCCTGTTGGGTTTAGATCAAGGTTGTTTGTGTTTCCAGCCTTAACTTCGTTAAATCCTGTTAAATTCAATCCGTCTGTCATTTTCTTACTCCTATAGGTTATTTATTTAAGTGGGACTAGTATTCCACTTATCCCTCTATTATAGCATTTAGTTGATTAGGATCTGTATTTTTTATGCCAGCAGGAATCACAGATATCTATGATTCCACCCTCTGGTTTAGCAGCTAATCTACTAGATTTATTACTACATCCTGCTATTTCACAGAATTCACCGAACACTATTTAGATCCTTTGGCTGTTTGGCCACGGTACCCTGTCTTCTTCTTATTCATTGATCCTGGCTTCTTGTAACCAGCGCCATTTGGAGTTGCTGCAATTCTTTGCTCTAAAGCTTTTTTAATTTTATCGTGGTGCTTTCCCATTATTTTACCTTATCTCCAAACTTTGACCATACTCTTTCGTGTAAAAAGTATCCAATCATTTCGCATGCCGTGTATATGATTGCAAATGCTCCAGCATATTCCCAATGTGCTTCTCCAGTAATAGCTTTTTCAAAAAAATAAACCATTGTTCCAACAAACCCAATATGAACTGCTGGCCAGGTTATTGATTTGTACAAACTTCTTTTATTCGATTCCATTTTGCTCCTTTATAAGCTCTTCAATTATATCATGTACACGACCTGACTGTGGATCGTCCATATGATCATGCACTAGCAGGTCGCTAATGCCTATTGATTTTAAGTAATTAATTTTATTTATTAGATGTTCTTTTGTGCCACAAATGAATAAAAGCTTTTCTGATTCGCTGAAGAACTCTTCTCCAAAACGGTCAGCTTCTTCTTGTGTATCTCTTATGACTAGTCCAAAACAAATCATTTGATTTTTATTATGAACTGGATTCCTGCTTTTTAAATGATCTTCGTGCCTATTTATCATAGAAAGATGAGTAGCATTATGCTTTATTGCTAGTTTTCTTGTTTCGTCTGAGTGCCCTCCCATAACTATTGGTGGTTTAGACCTTAATATATCCATATTTAAAAACTTATCAAGCCATATGTCTGTGTAATTAATCCTAGATTCAGTTGTTTGAAGGAACTGGCTTACTAATACTAGATCTTCTACGCTTGTTTCCCCCGCATGAATATCACCAGAGACTACATTCAAAATTATTTTATTGGGCGCCATCTCATTTATTGATTGGCATATCATTGCCATATACTCGGGGCTTATTGCATAAGTTCTAATTGCAATCATATATTTTAATTTTTGCTTTGAAGACATAACTCTTACTGCCTTTGTCAAAAAATCTGGTACTTTCGAATGATACACAAGTAGTACTGACTCGTAGCCAGCTTTTTCTAGCCTTGCCGAAAGTTCTGACAAATATTCAATCGACTGCTCGTTGCCTCTTGTCATACAATGAAATTTCACTATTATCCTTTGTTCAATAACAAGTCTATCATTTAAACATTAAAGGGGCAAGACCTAAGTCCCGCCCCTTTAATTTAAGTTATTTACTTCTTTAGTGCGACCTTTAGCTTAGGAAACTTCTTGTTCCACTTAGTTGCAAGCGCATTGTATTCCGCCTTGTATTTTGCTGCTGCTGTTGCTGCTGCTAGATCAGACGCTACCTTAGCGGTAACTGTTGCTGAATCTGATGCTGCCTTTGCGTCTGCAAGTGCCTTATCTGCTGCAACCTTATCTGCTGCACGTCCAGCACGTTCTGCTGCTAGTGCAGCATTAGATGTTGCAAGTGCTTGGTTTGCTGCTGCAAGTTCTGCATTCTTTGCTGCAAGTTCTGCTGCAATATCACGAACTACAATTGTAGCGCTTACAGAACCGACTGGTGCTGCTAAGCCTGTTACGGCTGTTGCTACTGTTGCATATGCAACTACTGTAATTGAACCAGTTGCAGGTACTGTTACAGTCTGCTCTTTTGTTCCAAGTGTTGCTGTTGCTGTGTCAGTAGTTAGCGCTGTTGCCAGTGCTGCTCCAGAGCTTGAAACCAAAGTATTAATTGTGGCCCCACCCTTTAGATTACCAAACACGTCGTATCCTGATACCTTGAGTACCTGTGATGTACCTGCTGCTGCTGATGCAGGAGCGGTTAGTGTAATTGAGTTCAAAGCACCTGCGGTACCTTGTACGTAATAAACTGTTGTAGTTCCAGCACGAGTAATCGATACTGATCCTACTGCTGTACTTTTAGTATATACATAAAAGTCTGCTGATGTTCCAGTTCCTGTTGCAATTGATAGCGTTGAGGTTCCAGATGATGCTGTTACTGCTGCACCAGATGCTGCAAGCGCAGGAACAAGTGTTGCATTTACTGCAACTGCTGTTACTACTGTTCCAGTGTCTACTGCTGTTACAGCAATCTTCAATGCATCTGCTGCATCGATGCTGTTATCTGCTGGTACTGGTAGTGCTACAGGTGTTGTTACTACTGTTCCACCTGTTGCTGCAGATCCCGCAACCGTTAGGGTTACAGTTCCAGCGTTAGCGATAGCTGCTGGCGATACAAGCATTGTGCTAGTCAGGGCTGCAGCGATGATTAGCGTTACTTTCTTAAATGAGTTCATTTAATTTATTCTCCTTATTTCCTCTGCCTCTTGATGAGAACAGAAATTTAGTTTAGTTCTATTACTTTTACTTGGAAAGAGCACGGATCTCCGCCTTCATCCCATTCTTGCATTTCTTCTTCTGTCATTGGTGGACCATCGTGTGTATTACAAAATACATCAGAAATCCATCCTCTGTCATAACCATTCTTGAGCCATATTTCAAACTCTACATGATTAATGTATCCTTCTTCATCTTCTAGATCCATTCTGAAAGCTCCTCAAGCATTACGTGCTTGGGCTTTGCGCCAGAAATAGTTTTAACTGGGACCCCTGACTTAAATAGTACCATATAAGGTATGGAGGTTACAGAGTATTCTGCTGATTTGACAGGATTTTCATCAACATTTAACTTTCCGACCCATAAACCACGCTCATTTGATATCTCGTCTAGTATTGGAGATATTCTTTTGCATGGTCCACACCATGGTGCCCAAAAATCTATAAGCACCAACTTGTGATTCTGCAATACAGAATCAAAAGATTCGTCTGTGACTATCAACTTACTCTCCCTTTAGTTCATCCGCTGCTTTATTAAATTTATTCATAAATGTTTGGATTACCCAAACTGCGGTTTCTCCTGCATTGGCTGACATTGCTTTTGAAGCCTCTTCAGTCCTGTCTTCGATAGCAAGGGCGTTGTACCATTTCTGGTACAACTCCTCACCAATCTCTTTAATAATTTCTTCAAGTACAGTTAGCTTATTATCCATTTAATCTTGCCAACTGGGCTGCCTTGAGTGCAGCAAGTTTATCTGCTGCTGCTTTTACTGCTGCATCATATTCTGCCTGTGCCTTTGCAATTTGTACATTAACATCTGCCTGCAATGCTAACTTTGCTGCAGCCAACTGTTCAGGGGTTGGTCCTGTTGGTGCTGCTGGCGTTGATGCGACTAAGGTGTGACGAAGTGCTGCATTTATGTCTATCAACTTCTTAAATGTTCCTTGTCTTCCGACTGTAGAAGAAGTCGTAGAACGAAGAGCAGTAAGCAATTGATCGTATGTATATGTAGGCTTTGCTGCCTTAAGCTTAAGCCATTGTGCGCCTGCAACTTGAATTGCAGATGAAGATCCAGCAATGTTCTTTACAATATTTCCTGGACCAGCGACTGAGAAAAATCCTGGTGCAAAGAAATCAAGTTTAACTTCATCGTTATTGCTATTAGATGAAATTTCATTTTGCTGATCCACATAGCCAACTGAAATAGACTCATCTATACAGGCTGGCCAATCAATACGCTTGTAGTCACGACCATTTCCTGAAGGGAAAAAGGTTGGGATACCAATAGCAATTAGGTCCTTAACGGATTGCTGTGTCACTGGAGTTTTAGGACAGTAGTCTGTTCCTGCTGGACCAAGGTTGTGCATTCCTTGAGACATTGTTACTGCTTGAATATTATACTTAGATGCATTAGATTTGACCCAATTAAGAGCATTATAAACTGCAGCCTCTCCTGCATTTTGTCTCATGCCATTTGAAGTGTTTCCAATAATTTTAATGAAAACAATATTTACTTCTGGGTTCGTTCTTACAAAAACGGATGTCATTAGTGTTCCGTGATCAAATCCATTTGATGCGATAAGTTTTGCTGGCATAGATGCTGCTCCAGCGCCTTCCATAAAAGACTTACCATTAGGACATGTTGTCCATTCTAGAATACAAACCTCTTGAATAATTTTTCCTTGAAATGCTGGTAAGGATGTGTCAATGCCTGTATCCAATATGGCAACTGCTGGCTTTGAATCTGTGCGATTCTTTAGTCCCGCTGCTTGAGCGGTTGTAGGTACTGCTAGTGTGATTGCGATTAACGCTGCTATTAGTTTTTTATTCATACCCTAAGTCTACTAAATAATAGCAGGATGTCAAGGGGTATCTGTTGGTCTTTTATACCACTTGCCATTGTCTAGCGGGGGGGTGGTGTCCATGCCTTGTGAGTCTAATAAATTAGATAGACTTAAAGCAAGAAGCTCCATATGCATTTCCATTCTAACAACGGCAAGCTCAAGTTGCCTCAATCTTTCAGATTTTCTCACTCTTGTATCTCTCTATCTAGTAGTGTTGGTGCTGTTGCCATACTTCCGCAGTTGGCACATTCCATATCAAGAAAATATGTGGCTATTTCAAACTCTTCAAAGATAACTTTTACGTTCCATATGTTACATCCACAAGGGCATAAGTGTGTTGGTGACCCTCTTAAATCCATTGCGTGATCATAATTTTCTGGCTTTAGGTCACTTATGCTTAAAGGATATTCTCTCTTTTGTGACTGTTCTGCCGCTTCTTCTAACTTGTTTATATAATATATTCCAAGAGCATACCTATTTCTGATCCATCTAAAAGAGGATATGATAAAAAAAGCTAACAGTATGTAGGCAACAGTTTCCATGATTCAATTATACACTAAACTTGGATGTATGTATAGGGGGCTGCTACGCTCATATTGAACTCTGTTGCCGCTTCTAATGCTGCTTTAAGCCTTAGCTTAGGGTTCTTTTGCTTCTTTGTTGCGTGTAGTGCTCCAAGAGCTATCTGTCCGCCGCTTCCTTCCGCCATATAGTTAACTATGTTTTCTCCAACATGAAAGTCTTCGTCTACAGTAAAAAGTCTTCCACATACTCCAACAATAAATATTCCACCACTGTCTTCTTCTGACGCAGATCCTACGCTTCCGTATCCGTGATCTTTAAATGCCTGCTTAACGGAGTCAACAAATTTAGTTCGCATAAACTTATCTAAACCAGAATTTGTTTTAGTCGGTGTATATTTTGGAGGGGTCCACATGTATTGAAGAATTTGCCCCATGCGGAACGAGTCTGTAAACGCAATTCCATACTGACCGTTTTTAAAAACCTTTGGTTCTTTTCTTGACAAGATCCACCCAGTTTTATCATCTGAGGCGGCGTGGTCGGAGCCCATATACACAACACCATTTTGGGCAATAGCAACAATACAAGTCATGTTATTAGTATACTATTTTTATTTTTGTATGGCTAGTCCTCATTGGAATGCATTTCTATATGGCTTAATTTAAGCAGAGTTCCCTCTAATTCTGCCTTAACACGAATTAATTCCTGTAAGGCCTCAAAGTATTTGTCTTTCCATTCATTTAGATCTTTTTCTAATTTATATAATTTAATCTCAAGATCTTTTAATTCTAGCAAAAGCTGGTCGTGTGCTTTTTCTGCCCTATGCTCTATTCTTTCTTTTTTGTACCTTCTGGCGCCAATCTGAGCTGTAAGCAGACCGCTAATAGCGGCGGCAAAGAGAGTTATTAGTATCTCAGTTAGGGGAATATTCATTATATGAATATTATACCGTACAATCTATGTTAAATTAATAACTCAGAGGCTGTTATATCTAGACCTACATATTTCTTTTTTGCAATATGCTCTTTTACATGATCAGAACCGTACTGTCTTCCTGCTAAAATAACTATCCATCTTGGCTCTAATTTGTTGTCTGTACAGGATTTACACAATAATAAATTTATTGGCAACAAGACAGATTTCTTTGCTGAAAGCTCGTTCTTGCTTTTATTGCAAGAATAACACAATACTTTATCCATGATTTTTTCCTCCTGGCTTTCCTTCAAGCTCTACTCTTACTCCATATGATTCCAAGATATTTTTTACCATTTCTACATATTCTATAACTCTGACTCTCATTGAGCCGTCGTATTGTGCAAAATTATTTTCATATAATCTGATTGCTAAAAACTCTGGATACTTTACTATGTCCATTTCAAGAGTTGGAGTTGGCTTTTTTAGTTCTCTTATTTTGAGAGCCATCTCTTTGTTGTAGAATGTTGGTTTATTGGGCTCGCCAGTCCATTCATTTATTCCGTACTTAAAGTGGTTCTTATTCTTATCAATAAACATGCTTTTCCTTTATTCTTTTCCACACATCTTTTGTCTTATGGGCATTTCTTACTTTATCATGAGATCCAGAGTTTAAGTAAACCCCTCCCCAAATTCCGTAATCGCTATTGGCAACACCGCTGTCATAGCATAGCTTTATAACTGGGCAGGAGAGACAGGCCTCGTCAATGCTCTTTGCTATGTTTACATCAGCTTCATACTTATCAAAAAATAGATTTGTATCCATACCAAGGCACAAGGCCAGTTTGTACCAATCTAAATTATCTTCATCTACATTTAAACTATTTAAAATATTTGACATATCGTTTTGGCAGTTCCCAGATTCCTTCACGGCTGACAGAAATCTTTTCTGCCTTACCCCAAGCATCTTTCCTATACATACCTTTTACGTCAGTATAGCCGCCACTATCTTTTTTCCAAATTACAAGATCATAATTATTCCAAAATGATTCCTGTAACTTTGTGCGAGATCTTTTAATAAAAATCTCAACACCTTTCTCCGTTAGATGTAACAAATTACTTTTACCTTTTCTAGTACCCGAAGTCGGACTTGAACCGACATGCTATGAAGCAACAAATTTTAAGTCTGTCGTGTATACCGATTCCACCATTCGGGCATGTGCTGGTCCACCAGGTCTCGATCCTGGGACATCCAAATTAACAGTTTGGCGCTCTACCAACTGAGCTATGGACCATCATGCACAAAACCGTTGTACTCTGTAAGTATACACGAGAAACAGCGGCTTTGTCAACGACTATTTAGTTATTATTTTAACGATATTAACTTTTTTAATTTCGTCATCTATATTAAAAATATCATGAATATATTCACTTGCATCTTCTTGATTAAAGGCTTCTACTTCAACCTCTACATCTAATTTAATGCGGTATTTATTCATAGTACAATTATATCATTACTTAGCAGATTTTTTATCTACTGCTGAAAATGCTGCATTGATTTCGGCTACTGTTAATTTACCATCATCTAAGAATCCACGAGCAAGTTTTTCAACTACTGTAGCAACTCCTAGGGTTCCAGCCAATATAATAGCCTTATATGTTTCAATACCAACTACTGCTCCAGCTCCAATTACGGACAATCCTGATGCTGCAAATACTGCAATTATTCGCATAAAAATATTGTTAATGCTTGCAATTGCTCCTGATCCTACCTGTGTTGGCTCTTCAATATATGCTTTTGCCATTTTATTCCTCGTTTCTATTTCTGATCGGACTTGTAATTATCCAAAGAGCAGTTGTAGCCATGATTCCATAACCAACAATTGTCTTTGCACTTCCGTCCAGAACTACCCAAGCAATAAACATACCAAGAAGGGTCCATGCTTGGTCTACCATATCTTTTAGGATATTCTTTATTATTCTTACCATTTTCTTCTGCCTCCTTGACCTGGTGAATTAGCTCCTGAGCCTCCACCAGAACTTCCTCCGCCTCCTGTGCCACCTCCAGTGGCTCCTCCTGTGGCAACTGCTGCTGCATTAATTGCCGCACCTGCTGCTACAACTGTTGCTACAACCATTTCTGTTGCCTCTTCTCTTTCTTCATCTGACATATCTGCGCCTATATTGCTTAGTGCCTGAATAGCCGCTCCAGGGTCTGAAAATGCTGTTGATAATAACTCTGCAGGATTTTCAAGCAATACCAAAGATGCTGCTACCTCTGCCGTAATAACAACTTCATTTCCGTTTTCATCCTGTCTTACTTCAACTGGAGTAGATGCAGGCAAATCTTTATATTCAATTCCAGCTTCTTGTATCTGCTCTTTAGTTAAAGATTCTCCAGGAGCAATAGACTCTACAAGAGCGTCCGCAATCAATTCTTTTTCTGCATTAGTTAATTTTCCGTCTTCAGATAAAGCATCTGCAAGGCCTTGAACTTCTTCTGCAGTTACTTCACCATCACTTGCTAATTCATTTAAAATGTCTTCTGCTTCCTCTGCATCTATTTTGCCATCAGACAATGCGTCATCAACAGATTCTTCTACTGCTTCTTCTGATCCCGCCTCTGGTTCTTCTGCAGGTGGCTCTTCTGCAGGTGGCTCTTCTGCAGGTGGTTCTTCTGCAGGTGGCTCTTCTGCAGGTGGCTCTTCTGCAGGTGGCTCTTCTGCAGGTGGCTCTTCTGCAGGTGGTTCTTCTGCAGGTGGTTCTTCTGCAGGTGGTTCTTCAGCAGGTGGTTCTTCTGCAGGTGGTTCTTCTGCAGGTGGTTCTTCTGCAGGTGGAGTAGGGTCTGGTTCAGGAGCTGGTGCAGGTTCAGGTGCAGGTGGAGTAGGAGATGGTTCAGGAGCTGGTGCAGGTGCAGGTGGAGTAGGGGCTGGTTCAGGTGCAGGTGCAGGAAC